ACTCCGGCTAGCAACAGTGAATTGGCAGCAATGTTGAATATACAACTGCCGGAAGCACAGTGGCAACACTGTTATCAAGAACACAATATCCAAGTGGAAATTATATGAACTTATCGCAACGCATTTTGGTCATGGGCCTTCCTGGATCTGGCAAAACATACTTTGCCGAACGTCTCAAACAGTTTTTAGAACACAACGGAGACATTTTCAAAGTCAATCCCAGTCGCATCATGCACTACGAAGGTATACCAGACCATGCCATGATGAAAGTCACTGTGGACTGGTTCAATGCCGACGATGTGCGCCGACGTTTCAACGACTGGGACTTTAGCAGAGACGGCAGAATTCGTCAAAGCCTGCGCATGTTTGAGTTTGCTATCAAGTGCACCGGAGAATTTGTGATCTGTGACTTTGTGGCTCCTCTGCCTGAAATGCGTCACAACTTCAAAGCTGACTGGACCATTTGGATGGACACCATTGATGCTGGTCGCTACGAAGATACCAATCGAGCTTTTGTGGCTCCTGATGTGTATGACTTCCGTATCACAGAACAAAATGCTGACAAGTGGGCGGAATTTGTGGGCACACATATCTTGGAAAATCGTCGCAGACCCAGATTTGATTGGCGCAAGGAAACTGCCTTGCTTCTTGGCAGATATCAACCTTGGCACACCGGACATCGCGCATTGTTTGAACGTGCTATTGAAAAATCAGGTCAGGTTATTATACAGGTGCGTGACTGTCAAGGATGGAATGACAGTAATCCTTTTGACTTTGAAAAGGTCAAATCATTTATTAAAAGAGATTTAGATCCTATCTATCAAGGACAGTTTGAAGTAATGCTGGTCCCTAATGTCACTGAAATAGTATATGGCAGAGATGTAGGCTATAAAATCACACAAGAGACATTCACAGACGAAATACATTCAATCTCCGCTACAAAAATTAGGCAATCTATGGGTCTAAAGTAAATGTTAGGATGTTGGCACGATAAATAAAAATATGGACTCTTTTGTTTATCGTTGGACTAATACTACTCTCGGCAAAATATACATAGGCTGGCACAAGGGATCAGAAGATGATGGATATATTTGTTCGTCGGCTTCTGATAAATTCTGGAAAGACTTTAAAAATCCTGATTACAAGTGGAAGCGAGAAATCTTATTCAAAGGCACAATGCCAGAATGTCAATTATTTGAATCGCAGTTGCTAGATAATGTTGATATCACATCAGATGCTATCTATAATAATAAAAATAATTTAAGGTTCAATTTGAATGATGAGGTGCGTGCTAAATTGAGATTGGCTGCAATTGAAAGAGGAAAAAATCCAGAATATCGAAAAGCGCAGGCTGAGAGAACAAAAAATCAATGGGCGACCAACCCAGAACGCAGACGACTACAAAGCGAAAAAGCAAAACAACAAATAATGACCGATGAAATTAAAGAAAAAATTAGACACGCACGGTCCAAACAAGTCATTACAAAAGAGTCTCGAGCAAAATCAGCAACAACAATTAAAAATGCTCCCGATGTCAAATGTCCGCATTGCGGTTCAACTGGCAGATACTTGGGCAGCATGAAAAAGAAACACTTTAATAATTGTATTCACAAACCAGGTTTGAAATGAACAAATACCATGTGAGATTTAATACCAAACACAATGGTTCAAATCTCGTATGGCGGATATTTGAAAACGGACAAGAACATTTGGCGTCAGACGTGCGTATTTTGGGAGAAACATTTACCGAATGCACTCACGAACACGGCGAAACCAAATGGAACATAGCCTGCTTGGGCAGAATGGTCTGGGTTGACACTGTGGCCGTGATAGTGACCGGCAAAGACTAGGTCGATGCAAGCTAAATATCTGCATGTGGATGCTGCAATTTTTACCCGACGCTGTGATACTTTGGTTCTGTAACATTCTTTTGCTGTTAGGCGTTGGCCTCACAGTGCTGGGCTTTTTTGTCCATAAAATACCTTTTTTATATCAATACCAGCTGCCGTTCAAGATAGCAGGTGTCGTGCTGCTGGCCGCTGGTGTTTACTTTCGTGGCGGCTATGCTGTGGAGATGACCTGGCGCGACAGAGTGGCCGAATTGGAAAAACAGCTGGAAGTGGCTGCTGCCAAAAGCGCCGAAGTCAACACCGTGATCAAAGATCGAGTGGTGTTTCGTGACAAAATAATCAAAGAGCAGGGCAAAACTTTGACCGAGTATGTTGACCGTGAAGTGGTCAAAGTCATCCCAGCACAGTGCGATCGATTGCCCGCCGAGCTTATTGATATACACAATCGTGCTGCACAAATGAACAAAGTGGTGGAGGAGCTCACCCAGAAAGATGCCAAATGAAAATCTTGGTAGTTTTACTAACCGCGATGTTAACAGCCTGTGCTACTCCTGTGCCGGTCAAACAAACCTGGCCTGCAGCACCCACTGAAATCCAACAGCCTTGCCCGCCACTCAAGCAGTTGGAAAGCAGTGCAACCATGAAAGATCTGTTGATGACTGTGATTGAAAATTATGCTGCTTATTATCACTGTTCTAGTAAAACACAGTCGTGGCAAGATTGGTATCGTGAACAGCAAAAAATATTTGAACAAGTCAACAAAAAATAAGGAACTGCCATGAGCAAATGTATTCTCACACTGGACCAACTCAAACAAATGGTCAAAAACCGACACATTGACCACTGGTATCGTGCCTTGGAGCAACTGCTGCCAGACTACGACATCAACACACCACATAGAGTGGCGCACTTTGTTGCTCAGTGTGCACACGAATCTGGTAGCTTTGCGTTTATCGAAGAAAATCTAAACTATCGTGCTGCCAGTTTGATGAGCACTTTCAAGAAGTATTTCCCCACTCCGGAACTGGCACAGCAGTATGAACGCAAACCTCAAATGATTGCCAATCGAGTGTATGCCAATCGAATGGGCAACGGCGACGAAGCAAGTGGTGACGGCTGGCGCTATCGTGGACGTGGCCTAATTCAGCTCACTGGCAAAGACAACTATACATTCTTTGCTGGCAGTTTGGACATACCTGTGGAAGAAGCTGCTGAATACTTGGCCACATTTGAAGGGTCGGCACAGAGTGCTTGTTTCTTCTGGGAACAAAACAAACTTAATAGATTTGCTGATGCCAATGATGTCAAAGGACTCACACGAGCCATCAACGGTGGCTTTATTGGTCTAGAAGATCGTATCAAGCACACCAATCATGCCTTACACGTGATGGGTTTATAAATAGATGATAACAACAAAAAAAATTGGTCATGAACGATAGAAAACTGTTTTTTTCTCTGATGTTTTTGATTGCTTTGCCCGTGGGCTTGGCAGCATTCGGCAGCGATCGTTTTAGATACCCCTGTCAAGATCCCAAGAACTGGGAAAAAGACATATGCAAACTGCCGCAATGCGATGTCACTCGCACCTGCCCTGAACACATCTTTAGAGGCCAACGTGACCCCCGATTAGGACCACCTGACAATGCAGCTAACCAAAATCTTGCAACACCTAGACCCGCGCCGGCTGCTTGCCCGGCCATCCCACAAGGAGCCAACTGTGCAAAGTAATCAACCATTTGTGTATACCGAAGATCAGCTCATGGCTCGCCTCAAGTTTTTCATTGGGGTGTGCCTTGCGCTCACACTCACAGGCATTGTGTTTGTGGTGCTGTACAGCCTAATATTTGTCACACAGCCACTCAACGCAATTTCGCCCATTGATCAAAAGTTCTTTGAACTCATAGTGCCCATTGCCACATTCCTCACAGGCACACTCAGCGGCATCATGTTGGCGGGTCGCAGCAAAGAAGATCAAGAAGCCATGTTGGCGGCCCACAAACAGGCTGCTGACAATCAAGAATCTGCTGCCAAAGCAGCCGCTGCTTCTGCACCCAAGACCGCTGCACCCAGTTTTGGCAGCAGTGGTGGATTTGGCAGCATGCCACAGACCACAGCATTTGCAACTCCCCCTGGCTGGGGCACAACTCCAGTGACTGCTGCACCAAGCATGGGCGGCGGTGATGTAATGCAGGGCTGGGGCGGCAAGGCAGCACCACCGCCTGTGACCGATTGGCCGGAGCGTTGACATGTTGAACGGCATGTTAAAAGACAGTCACGATGAATCAATCAGCAGCAAACGTGTGATTGCATTCGCGGCTTTCTTGCTGTGTGCTGTGGCATTTGTGGCCAATCTGTTTTGGGATTACCGAGTTGATGCATTTATGTTTGACGCCATGATCTATTTGGCCATGGTGGGCATAGGTGCCACTGCTGTGGAAAAATTTGTACCACATCGCAGTAATGATAGTGAAAGGAAAACAAAATGAAATCATTCTTACTGGCTCTAGCTTTGACCTTTGGCGCTCTGCCTGTGGTTGCACAACAACAGGAAACCAAAAAGGTCTGTGTTGACGTAAAAGACAAAGAAGGCAAACCTGTCAAAGATCCCAAGACTGGCAAAGTAAAACAAAGTTGCAAAGATGTCAAGCAGCACAAAAAACTCGAAGGCACAGAAGTACCCAAGAAATAAATTTGACTAGCACTCTATAGGCCCAGTATAATTACTGTACTGGGCCTTTTCAATGACCGATCACTACCAAACCTTGGGTGTTGCCAAAAATGCAACAGCTGACGAAATTAAACGAGCTTATCGTAAGTTGGCTTCGCAGCACCATCCTGACCGCGGCGGCGACACCCAAAAGTTCCAAGAGATTCAAGCTGCCTATGATGTCATAGGCGACGATGTCAAACGCAAATCCTACGACAACCCACAACCACAGTTTTCAGGATTTGGAAATTTTGGCGATGGTGTACATGTCAACATCAATGACATCTTTGGCAGCATGTTTGGTGGACACAATCCTTTTTTTGGGCAAGGCTCACAACAGCGCCGGCAGCCATCGCATGTGCGCATCAGTATCTGGATTGCTCTTGCTGACGTGGCCCGGGGCGGCAGGCGCACTGTGGCCATAGGCACACCCCAAGGCAACCAAACCATTGAAATTGATATTCCACCAGGAGTGGACGATGGCGACAATGTGATGTATCAAGGCCTGGCGCCAAATGGTCAGGATCTTGTGGTGCAGTTTAGAGTGCAACCCATGCAGGGCTGGCGCAGAGACGGCCTAACTCTGCATACCGAAACCACAGCGTCAATCTGGACCTTGATCATGGGCGGCACTGTGGAGGTTCGTAATGTGACCGGAGAATCTCTAGTGGTATCTGTGCCCAGTCGTTGCCAACCTGGCACAGTGCTGAGATTGCGACACAAAGGCCTGCGCAATCAGCAAGGCCAAACAGGCGATTTGATGGTGAGATTGCAAGCTCAAATCCCTGCTCAGATCGAACCTGAAATTGTGGATGCAATTGCTCGTTTTCATAAGCCAGCCGTTTAATATTGACACCAAACGGATAAACAGTTATAATACAGTCTGCGTAACCAAGGATACACATGAGTCACAGCGCCGAAATGGAAAATATTGTGGAACAATCTGTGCAGTTGGCACAGAGCATGAATCACGAATACGTCATAACCGAACACTTGTTTTTGGCCTTGCTGCGGCATGAGCCATTTAGACGCACACTCCACAACTATGGGGTTGACGTTGATCGCATGGATCAAGAAGTCACTGCTTATTTGAGCAGCCTGCAGAATTTAAAAAGCAAAGATCCCGTGGCTCACCCACGCAAAACCCAGGCGCTGGAGCGCATTTTCAATCGTGCCAATGTGCAAGTGATGTTCACTGGCCGGCGCACACTGAGCACAGCCGATGTGTTCTTGAGCATCATGGCCGAAACCAACAGCCATGCTCACTACTTCATACTCAAGTACGGAGTCAAAAAGAAAGACTTCATTGACTTTTGGCAGCGCAACTACAAGCCCAGCGAGGGCGCAGCCATCAGTGTGGCGCAGGCCGATGCCATTCTCACTGAGTACTGCGTGAACCTCACTGGCCGTGCACAGGGCAATGAACTGGAACCCTTGATTGGTCGCAGCGAAGAACTGGCCGAAATGATCACTGTGCTGGCCCGACGTTTCAAGGCCAATGTGCTCATGGTGGGCGATCCCGGCGTAGGCAAAACTGCCATTATTGAGGGTCTGGCACAGGAAATTGCAGCTGGTCGTGTGCCCGAGTTTTTGAAAGATCACGAAGTGTGGAGCCTGGAAATTGGCTCACTGCTGGCAGGATCAAAGTATCGCGGCGACTTTGAAGAAAAATTCAAGTCCGTGATTGCTGCCCTTGAAGCCAAGAAAAAATGTGTGCTGTTTGTTGATGAAGCACACACCATGCGTGGCGCAGGATCAGGTTCTAACTCTAGCCTGGACTTTGCCAACATGCTCAAGCCTGCCATCACCAAAGGCAGTTTGAAAGTTGTGGCGTCAACCACATGGGAAGAGTTTTATGAAAGCTTTGAAAAAGATCGCGCACTCATGCGGCGTTTTTATCGT